GGGCAGCGCCGCCAGGGGGCGCCTTCGTTTCCCCAGAAACGTTTCAAACCTGAAACCCGAGCCGACCATGAGCTGTGGCCAAGCAGATCCAGCGCTGCCGAGCGTGCGGCGAGACTGGCCACAACCGCCGTAGCTGCGACCGAGCGAGCCAGGACGCCGAGCAGTCACCTACGACTGCGATGTCGCCCCCGGGTCCGCCGGACGGCTGGCAAGAGCTCGCCTCGGCGGTGACCTCGCCGCCCGAGGACCCGCTCGAGTGGGTGAGCTGGGCGCGTATGGCCTTGAGCCGGATCGGCTGCTACCAGCTCGCCCACCCCGAGATGCCGCCGGCCTTTATGCTGGCGCTGGCCGAGTTCCGAGGTTCGCTCAAGGCCGCGATGGGCGCCCGCAACGAGGATCTCATCGCTGACACCCTGCGCCTGATTAGGGAGGACGTCGAGGAGCTCGACGATGCCGGCCCAGAGGTGAAGCCCCTTGCCGCGCGCAAGCACCGCCGGGATCGTTAGCCGCCGCCGAGCGGAGCGCTCGACCGAGCGCTACGTCGACATGCGGCTCGACGTGGTGGACAAGGAGACCGACGAGCTCCTGCTCACCGCCGGCGGTCGCTGGGATCGTCGGCGCAAGAGCTATATCCCGGCAGCTGAGCGCCTCGGCGTCGAGGTGCTTCTCAACCCGGCGCAGACCGAGGCGGTCGAGTGGTTCGACGGCTGGCTCGACGACCACACGGCCGGCCGCGACCTCCCCGACGAGGACCGGATCTTCTCGGTCGTCCTCAGCGGCGGCCAGCGCGGCGGCAAGACCTACGTCGGCGTGCGCGTCTTCCCGATCGCTTACGCCCTCGACAAGCCGGGGAGCTACACCTGGATCGTTTGCCCGAGCAAGGACGACTTCGAGGAGGTCGAGGACTACATCGAGCAACTGATCCCCAAGGCCTGGTACACCAAGAAGACCTTCAAGAGCGTCCGGCGCTACAACCTGGCCAACGGCTCGCGGATCGTGTTGCGGTCGGCGCACAACCCCGAGAGCCTGAAGAAGGGCCGCTGCGACCTCATCGTCATGAACGAGGCGCAGCAGATGGCCGAGAAGGCCTTCGCCATCTGCCGCGCCCGCATCGCCGACAAGGGCGGTCTCGTCGTCGGCTGCGCCAACCCGCCCGACAAGCCGATCGGCGAGTGGGTCGGCGACTGGGTCGCTGAGGCCGAGTCCGGCGAGCGCCAGGCGATCCACTTCTACTTCGACCCGTTCCGCAACCCCGACATCGACCACGCCGCGCTGCGCGCACTCGCCAAGGAGCTCGACCCGCGCACCTACGAGATCGAGGTGCTCGGGCTGTTCCTGAGCGTCGGCGACACCGTCTTGTACAACTGGGATCGCCTCAAGAACGAGGTCACCCTCGAGCAGCTCGCCAAGCGCCTGGGCGTCGACGAGCTCCGCGACATCACCCGCGAGGTGACCAAGCAGCTCGAGGGCCGCGCCTTCGACCGCGTCGTCGGCGTCGACGTGCAGCTGCACCCGCACATGGCCAGCGTCGAGATGCGCTTCTTCGAGAATCCGCTGGCCCCCCTCTCGGCTGGCGGCGATGCGTGGTGGAAGTGGTCGCTCGCCGTCCTCACCGACGAGGTCGTGCTCGACCGAGCCGACGAGTTCGACCTGGTCGCCGGCTGGAAGGAGAAGGGCTGGGACCCCGAGGAGACGCTTATCGTCTGCGACGCCTCGGCCAAGTGGCAGTTTGGCGAGCGGGACCCGAAGAAGGTCGCCGCGCTCCGCAAGATGGTGAAGGGCCGGGGCAGCTGGTCGATCTTCCGGGCCGGCGGTTTCGGCCACATCCGCAACCCGGACCGCGGCCAGGAGAGCAACCCCGACGTCACCGAGCGCTGTCGAGCCACGACCGCCCGCATCTGCACCAAGGAGGCCGGCCGCTACGGCCAGCGGTTCCTCTTCAGCTTGCCGAGCTGCAAGCGCACCAACCGGGCGATCCGCGGCTGGCCGAACAAGCACGGCCGGCCGGCACGCCGATCTCGGCACGCCCACCTCGGCGACGCGGTCACCTACGGCGTCGGGCGCTGCTACACGCGGCGGCCGAAGCGAGAGCGCCGACGGATCGAGTTCGAAACCGGAACCCGCCGCCGCACCGCCCGCGAGCGCGACCTCGACTCCATCTAGCCGGGAAACGTTGCGAGGCGGCCCCTCGCGTACATGCTTCTAGCGGGTCACAGAAAGGGAACCATGGCCAGTATTGTCTACAATTCATTCAAGCGGGACATCGCAGACGGCACGATCGACCTCGCCAACGACACGATCAAGGTCATGCTCGTCACCGACTCCTACACGCCCGACGCCGACCACGACTTCGCCGACGACGCCAGCGGCAACGAGCTGTCGGGCACCGGGTACACCGGCGGCTTCGGCGGATCCGGGCGCAAGACGATCGCGAACAGGTCGTTTGCGACCGACACCGCCAACGACCGCGCCGAGTTCACCGCCGATGCGCTCGTCTGGTCGGCGATCGACGCGGGCAGCGCCAAATACGCCGTGTTCATCAAGGAGATCACGAACGACGCGGCCTCGCGCCTGCTGTTCGCGCTCGACCTCGACAGCGGCGGCTCCGGGATCGTCACCAACGGCGGCGACCTCACCGTCACGCCGAACGCCGAAGGCTTCCTCCAGCTGGGGTGATCCCGATGGCCGACCACCCCAAGCGGGTCGTCGGCTGGCGGGTCTGGACCGACGACGGCAACTGCTGGTCGAGCGACCGACACGACTTCGCCGGGCTGCCGCGTGACGGCGTGCTCGGGATGGTCGTCTATTTCGGCGACGGGACGCGGCGGCTAGCGACCGGGGCCGACTACTACTTCCGCGCGGCCGGCAACGAGGACGTGATTATGGGCAGCGACCAGCAGTTGCCTATGCCCGACCGGTACCGCGACCTGGTCGTTCTCCGCGGCCGGTGGACTGATGACATCACGATGAACCGCGTCGAGACCGCCCTAAACGCGGCCCGAGAGGCGCCCTGAATCTGAGGCGCGGCCATAGGTCATGGCCAAAAGCTTTCAGCAGACCGCGAACCCCGCACCATGCGGGCCGATCGCCGCGTGCTCCGGCGCCTCGGTAGAGACCGACGCGAGCGCCGACTGCGTCGAGGGCGGCACCGCCGGCACCGAGCCCGACTCGTTCGGCGCCTCGAGCGCCACGAGCGGCAACGCCTGTGTTTTCTTCGAGATCGATCCCGACGACGGCGACAGCTGGGACGAGGGTGATTACGTCGCCCGGATCAACGTCGAGAGCGCCAACGCGGAGATCACGTGGACCGAGACACACGTCTGTCGAGTCAACTCGAGCTGCGTAAGCCAGGAGACGCTCGGCAGTCTCACCGGTCAGTCGGTCTCGCTCGGCACGACCGGCCCGAAGTCGATGACGGTCCCGGGCGCGGCGGTCACGCCAGCTGCCGGCGACCGGATCTATATCGTCTGTGTCTTCGCGATGGGCGGGCTCCACGGCAATCAGACCGCGGCGCTCATCGCCGACCAACTGATCGACACGCCGTTGACTGCCGCGGCCGCCGGGCAGGAAGCGACCCCCGATCCGGCAATCGCCACCGCCACAGCGATCGACCCGGCAATCACGACCGGCGGCGTCTCAGCTGTGCCCGACCCGGCCGTTGCAACCGCGACAGCCGTCGGCCCATCCGCATCGGCTGGGGGCGGCGAGCAGGAGGCCACCCCAGAGCCGGCCATCTCGACAGCGACAGCACCCGACCCGTCCACGACGATCGGCGGGGTCTCGATCACGCCCGAGCCAGCCACGGCCTCCACAAACGCCGTCGAACCGTCAGTGACCATCGGCGGCCTCAGCGCTATCGCCGACCCGGCGACTGCGGACTTCGTCGCCATCGCCCCGGCCAGCGAGCCCGGCAACGTCACCGCCACACCGGAGCACGCAGCCGCCACCGCGACAGCGGTCGACCCATCGGTCACAACCGGCGGCGAGATCGTGCCGGCGCCGGCGATCGCCACCGCCGCGGCGATCGACCCTGTCGTCTCCGCTGGCGGCGTCACCGCGACGCCCGATCCTGCGCCCGCATCCGCGACGGCCATCGACCCGCTGGTCTCGACCGGCTCGGTGGCCACGCCAGACCCCGCGACGGCGACGGTCGCAGCTCCAGCCCCGATGGTAACAGCTGGGGGCGTGGTCGCCACACCCGCACCGGCGAGCGCGACAGCCGCGGCCGTCGAGCCCACGGTCGCCGTCGGCGGCGTATCCGCCCAGCCGGCGCCAGCGACGGCCGCGCTCACGGCGATCGATCCGACGACATCGCAGGGCCAAGCGGCGATCCCAGCTCCGGCTATCACGACAGTCAACGCGCTCGACCCGACGATCTCGCTCGGATTCATGATCACCCCGAGCCCGGCTGTCGTGACGGCGCTGGCGATCGAGCCCGTCACCCTCGGAGGTGCCGCTGCAGTGGTTAAACCCAAAGCAACGCCAGTCGATCCGCGCTGGTTCCCCGATGCCTGGTGGTGGAGGAAATGCCGCCGGAGGTAGGCCGAGAAACTCGGCAGCGACCCAATAGACGCCAACCCTTGGCCAGGTGACCTGGTACAAGCCGTGGACCTGGGGAAAGGTCGACGACGCGCTCCCTCGGAGCCCGTCGTCGCGTCGTCCCGGGGGGTCGTCGAGGCGGCGCGGCCAGGGCGATCCCAACTTCGTCGCGCACCCGCTCGACTTCCTCGGACACCCCGGTCGCCGGATCTCGGTCGACAAGATTTTCCAGGCCCACGACCAGGCCGAGCGCGGCTGGCCGCAAAAACTCGTCGAGATCGGCCGCGATCGGCTCAAGGCAGACGGTCACCTCCGCAGCCTCGTCGAGCAGCGCCGCGACGACGTCGCGCGGAAGGAATACGTCGTGCTGCCGGGCGGCGAGGCCGAGGTCGACCAGGCTGCTGCCGCCGAGCTCTCACGCCGACTTCGTCGCGCTCGCGGCTTTCGCGCCGCGCTCAAGCACCAAGAGATGTCCTTCTGGCACGGATTCTCGCTCACAGAGCTCGTCTGGACCCGCGCCGACGAACTGTTCGTCCCCGCCGAGTTCGTAAACCACCGCCACCACCGCTTCGTTTTCGACGTCGAAGACGAGCCCTATCTGCTCACGATCGACAACCTCCGCGGCGAGGAGCTTCGCGCCGGCGCGTGGTGGCAGACGCGGCGCGACGACGATCGCGCCGCAGTAGCCGGCGTCGCTGTCACCGCGATCCTCTGGAGCCATCTCAAATCGCTGGGCCTACGCGATCTTCTGCGCCTCTCGGACCGCTTCGGCATGCCGTACGTCTACGGCGTCTACGAGGCCGGCTCCGAGACCGAGGACAACGCCTCGGACACCGACATCGCCGCGCTCAAGGAGGCGGTGCAAACGCTCGGCAAAGACGGCTGGGCTGTCTTCAGCAACGCCGCCGAGATCAAGATCGCCGAGATCGCATCGCGCGGCGGCGGCGATATCCACAGCGCGCTCATGTCGGCTTGCGACATGGTCAACAGCAAGCTGATCGCCGGCGCGACGACGCTCAACCAGACGTCGGGCTCGACCGGCAGCTATGCACAGTCCCGAGTCCACGCCGACCGCGGCTTCAATCTGCTTCTCGGCGACGCGCAGGACCTGAGCGATTCATTCGAGCGCTACGTCGGCGAGGCCTTCGTCCACTTCAATTCGTCACGCTTTCCCGGCGCCCAGCCGCCGCGGCTCAAATTCCACCTGGTCCAGGACCAGAGCCCCAAGGCGCGCGCCGACGTGTTCGGCGCAGCGGTCAAGATGGGCGTGCCGGTCTCGATCTCGCAGATCCGGACCGAGCTCCAGCTCAAGCCGCCTACCGACGACGACGACGACATCGTGCAGCCGCCCGCGCCAGCCCTGCCTGCCGCCGACCCCGACGACGATCAGCCCGACGAGGAGACGACCGATGAAGCTGAGTGACCGCGAATCCCGACTCCTCGCCGCCCTCGAGCCATTCTCGCGGCTCGAGCTAGCGATCGATCCCGAGGACGCGCCGGCTTGGCGCGCCGACGACGAGAAGCGCCGCGAGCTTCTCGCGCAGCTCCGCGCCGGCGAGCTAGCCGAGCTCAAGATCCCGATCGTCGCCACGACCGAGCTCGAGCGCCCGCGCCCGCTGCCCTACGCCGAGCGCTCCAAGGCTACCGCCAACTTCACCCGCTTCCGCCTCGAGGAGTTCGACGCCTTCGCCTCGAGCTTCGCCGGGCAGCCGTTTCTTCGCGATCACTCGTCGCGCTCGACGGACTCCGGCGGGCGGATCCTGACGAGCTCGGCGGATCGGCGCCGTAACTCGCACCTCATCCGCCAGGAGGTGCTCCTGGTCAAGCGGTGGGCCATGGAGGACGCGCTCGACGGCACCATGCGCGCGTTTTCGATCGGATGGGCGCCCAAGGAGCGCGGCTTCCGCGGCTTTATTTTGTCGGCCTGGTGCACGGTCTGCGATGGCCCGATGTTCGGCGCCGAGGCCGAGTGTCGCCATTGGCCGGGCGACGTCGTCAAACTTGGCGACCCCGAGAAGCGTTACATCGTAGAGCTCGAATGGCGAAACGTGATCGGCCGCGAGACCTCCGAGGTGACCTTTCCCGCCGCGTCGGGAACGGGCATCGAGGGGCCACTCCGCGTTCTTTCTCAGCTCGCCGCGTCCTTCCCGGAGCTTCGCAGCCCCAAGGAGACTGACCAGATGGATCCCAAGCTACTGGCCCGGCTGGGCCTCTCTCCCGAAGCCACCGCCGACGAGGCGATCGCGGCGATCGACGCTCTCGAGCGCAGCGCCAGCGCCGATCCCGACGTCGATCTCGAGCTCGAGCGGGCCCGACGTCGCGCGGCCGAGGCCGATCGCGATCGCCACGCCCAGGCCGCCAAGGCCGCCCGCGGGTCGCGCGTCGATGAGCTCCGCACCGCGGCGCTCGAGCGCGGCCTCTACCGGGACGGCGGCGAGCGCGCCGACCTGTTCGATCTCGTCGCCGGCAAGGGCAAGATCGAGGACGTCGAGTCCCTGCTCAAGAGCTGGGAGGGCGATCCCGAGGTGCCGGTCGCACCGGTGCGGGCCCCGCGCGAGCGGCCGATCGGTCGCACCGCGATGCCGCACATCGACGACGCTCGGCGCCGCGCGCCCGGCGGCTCGATCGAGATTCCCGAGTGCGGCGACGCCCGCGACAAGTTCCTCAACGGCGCCACGGCGTGGATGATCATCCGCGCCGGCGCCGACCAGTCCGTTCGCAAGGCGATGGGCGTTTGGGGAGACGACCCGGATAACGGCTGGAAGTCCAAGCTCGGCAGCGGCTTCGAGCTCGACCCCGGCGAGTTCCGCGGTCGCAGCTGCGCCGACCTGGCGCGCATCTGCCTCGAGCGCGCCGGCGAGGACGTCTCGCGCATGGACAAGGTCGGCATGATCGGCCGCGCTCTCACGATGCGCGGCGGGGGCGTGTACAACACGACCGCCGACTTCCCGCTGCTGCTCGAAAACGTCATGCACAAGATGCTCATGGCCGCCTACGCGGTCACGCCGGACACCTGGCGGGCGTTCTGCGCGGTCGGCCGCGTCGAGGACTTCCGGCCTCACAACCGGTACCGGATGGGCAGCTTCGGGCGCCTGCAGAAGGTCAACGAGCACGGCGAGTTCACCAACCAGCAGATCCCCGACTCGCGCAAGGAGACGATCGCGGCCGACACCCTCGGCAACATCATCGGTATCTCGCGCCAGTCGCTAATCAACGACGACATGGGCGCCTTCAGCCGCCTCACCACGATGGGCGGTCGAGCGGCCAAGCTCTCGATCGAGGCCGACGTCTACGATCTCCTCGCGCTCAACTCGGGCCTCGGCCCCGACATGGCCGACGGCAATGCGTTGTTCGACGCCAGTCACGACAACATCGCCACCGACACCCTGCTCACGCACGAGGGGATCGACGCCGACGCCACCGTGATGGCGATGCAAACGGACGAGACCGGAAACGAGTTCCTCGATCTGCAGCCGGACGTCCTCGTCGTGCCGCGCACACTCCGCGCCCAGGCCCTGATCATCAACAATGCGGAGTTCGACACCGATCCGGTCGACCCCGGCACCGACGAGGGCAACAAGTACCGCAAGCCCAACGCGGTGCGCGGCCTGTTCACCACCGTCGTCGCCACCCCTCGCCTCACCGGCACCCGCCGCTACCTCTTCGCCGATCCCAACGTCGCGCCGACCATCGAGGTCGCGTTCCTCGACGGGCAGGAAGAGCCCTTCCTCGAGGTCAAGGACGGCTGGCGGGTCGACGGCGTCGAATGGAAAATCCGTCACGACTACGGCGTCGACGCCGTGGATTACAAGACCGCCGTCACCAACGACGGCACCGACGGCTAAGGAGATAGCAGATGCCCAACCTCGCAGGTTACAGCCCCGGAGATACTGTCACGTTCACCGCTCCGAGCGGCGGTGTCGTCAACGGTTCGGTTTACCAGATCGGCAACATCATCGGCGTCTCGGCGACGACCGCCGACGAAGGCGAAGAGTTCGAGCTCATCACCAGGGGCGTGTTCCTACTCCCCAAAGCCACCGGCACCGCGTGGACCGAGGGGCTCTTGCTCCACTGGGACGACGGCGACAGCGAGTTCAACACCTCGGCGCTCGGCAACTTCCCGGCCGGCTGCGCGGCCGCCGCTGCGGCATCCGCCGCCGCCGTCGGGCTCGTTCGGCTCAACGGAATCGCCGCCGCGGACGGGGCGTAACAGATGCCCAAGCCCAAGCCCGAGTCCAAGCCCGAGCTCATCGAGGTCTACACCGATGGCGAGCCCATCCGGTTCGTCCACGAGGTGGCCCCGGTGCCGATTCTCGAGATCGTCAAGGGCGCGCGCTACCAGGTCTATCGCCGCTCCGGCGTGATTCAGCGGATGCTCAAGAGCGGGCAGCTGCTCGAGGTCAAGCCGTCCCCGCCGCCGAAGGCGAAAGAGCAGAGCTCTGGGCCGAGCGCCCCGAAGGCCGCCAGCAAGCCCGCCGACAAGCCGAAGGGCGACCCCAAGGGCAAGTAGCCCGTGGCGTACGCCACCACACAAGACCTGGAGAACGCCGCTGGCGGGGCCGAGAGGCTCCGCCAGCTTGCGGATTGGGACGCGGACGGCATCGCCGATTCGACGGTGCTTGATGACTTCGTCGGCAAGGCCTCGCGCTGGGTCGACGGCTTCGCCCGCGCCCATCACTCGGTCCCGTTCGTCGACCCGGTGCCGACCGAGATCGTTGACCTGGTCGCCGCCGAGGTCGTCTACATGCTCCGCAAGGCGCGCCAGGGCCGTGTCGAGGACGAGGATCGCGAGGACCACGTCGAGCGGCTCGAGTGGCTCAAGATGCTGGCGCGCGGCCAGGTGCGCATCGTCCTCGAGGCCGAGAAGCCGGCCCAGGCGGCGGGCGCCGAGACCGGCGAGCTCGCGAGCTCGACCGGGACCTACGACTCCGACGACTACGGCGGGCTCTGGTGAGCGACCTCGAGCTCCACGCCCGCTGGGACTTCTCGGACATCGACGACGGCCTGGCCGCGGTCGCCCACCGTGGCAAGGACTTCTCGCCGTTCTTCCGCCGCGAGAAGACGCCGGCGAAGCGACACCAGCGCGAGCATGGGCGCCGGCGCGAGGGCCCCGACGGCCGCTGGCCGAAGTGGTCGAGCGCGTACCGCCGAGCTCGCCGACAGCGCCGCCGCCGCGGCCGCAAAAACTCGACGCGCATGCTCGGCAAGCTCACGCGCTCGCATCGGACCCAGGTCGACGCCTTTGGGATCCGGCTCGAGTCGCCGATCGAGTGGGCCGATGCGCACCAGCAAACGACCCGAGTCGGCCGCGGCGCCAAGCTGTCCGCGCGGCCGTTCCTTTGGTGGGCTGACGACTACGTCGACGACTTCAGCGAGCGCGCCCTCGACTTCGCGTGGGGGGTCTGGTGAGCCTGCTTGAGCAGCTCGAGGACCTGGTGATCGCCCGACTCACGCCGCTGCTCGCCGAAGGCCTGGGCGGCGACGAGGACGGGTACCTCGAAGCCCTCGAGCCCTGGCAGGGTGACGACCTGCCCCGCGGTGGCGACGAGGACCTCAACCGGATCCTGCAGGGCCGCGCGCCGGCCGTGATGATCACCACCGGCGACGGCGAGTACGGCAACGAGTCTATCGGCTTCGAGACGACGCGACACACAGTCGACCTGCTGATTCTGATCGTCTCGCAGAACCTGCGCAGCAAGGAGGCGCAGGCCCGCGGCGACGGATTCTCGGCCGACCCGGGGCTCTACCAGCTGCAAGAGGACGTCTTCGACCGCCTCGAGGGGTGGCAGCCGGGGGTCGACTTCATTGGCCGCCTGCGCGCCGTCGATCACAGTCGAAACCTACCGATCGACGACCCCCGACTCATGCGGCGACTCAGATACCGGACCTGGATGGACATCGAGCCCAACCCGCCCGACAGCGGCGACGAGGATCTCCTGACCATCAAGGGCCAGATCAACAACGTCGAGGACGACGCGGCCGACCCGGTGATCGAATTCGACCACGAGGTGGACTGATGAACTTCCCCAGGACGCCAACGCTCACCATCCGCTCCACCGACCCGGCCAAGCCGGTGCCGCGACAGCGCACCTGGCGGCAGCTCGACAAGGCGGGCAAGGACGTGTCGGTGATCGGCACCGAGCCAGTCGAGGTCCCGAACAATCGGTACTACCGCCGCCGCGTGACCACCGGCGAGGCCGAGCTCGTCGGCGCATCGGCACCCAAGCCCGAGACCAGTGAGAAGCCGAACAGCGCCGCCGGTCGGCATTCGTCGCCGTCGCCGGCGGGACCGACCGGGGGCAAGGAGTAGGACATGGCCGTCACGCACAGTGTTCCGAGCGCGCTCCTCGTTCCGGGAGTCTACGTCGAGTTCAACATCGCCGCGACGTCTCGCGGCCTCACGCCGATCAGCCGCCGCGTCGCCCTGGTCGGCACCAAGACCGCCGCCGGCGAGCAAGACGAGCTCGTCCCGAGGCAGGTCTTCTCCGACGCCGACGCCGATCGGCTGTTCGGTGTCGGGTCGCCGCTCGCGCTGATGTGCAGATTCGGCTTCCGCGGCGCCGGCGACGTCGGCGCCGGCGCCGAGCTTTGGGCAGTTGCCATCGACGACCCGGCCGGCACGGCCGCAGAGCACGAGCTCACGATCACCGGCGATGCCGACGAGGGCGGCGAGATCGTCGTCGAGATCGCCGGACGCGAGGTTCGGGCGACGGTTGACCCGGGCGACGACCCGACGGCCCAGGCGCTCAAGCTCGACGCGGCCATCGATGCGCTCAAGGCCGAGCTCCCCGTGACCTCGGCCTCGGCGCTCGGAGTGGTGACGACCACCGCCACGGTGACCGGGGCCAACGGCTCCGACCTGGTGATCACCGTTGTCGAGACCCCAGCCGGGGTCTCGATCGCGGTCGCCGAGTCGGTGCCCGGCGTCGGCGTCGTCGACATCACCGCGGCGCTCGACGCCCTGGCGACCGACGACTACGACTGGATCGCCATCGAGAACCACCAGGCCGCCGACGTCGCCGACCTGGCGGCGCACCTGGCCGAGACGTGGGCGTCCGGGGTCAAGCGCTGGCGTTTCACCCGTATGGCCGAGACCGGCGACCTTTCGACGTTCGCGGCGCTCTGCGAGGCGGCCGACGACTTCAAGCAGTGTTTCACCTGGTCGGAGGACAACCCGCTCATGCCCGGCGAGATCGCCGCGTATCGCGCGATGATCGACGCCGCCCGCGAGCCGACGCTGACCACGACCCTCAACGGCCTGGCGCTTCCGTCGATACCGCTGCCGCCCAAGGCGAGCTGGCCGCAGCCGGGACTCGCCGGCGAGCAGCAGGCGGCCATGTCCTCGGGCGGCGAGGTCCTCGCCCCCGACGAACGCGGCGTGATGCGCCTGGTTCGCGCGGTGACGAGCAAGACCACGCACGACGGCGTCGCCTACAAGGCGATCGTCGACACGCTGATCGGCGAGGGCATGGTCTACACCGCCCGGCAGTGCGAGATCGCCTGGGCCGCGTTCTCGGACGCCAAGAAGTCGGCGCGGGTGCGCAGCCAGATTCGCTCGGTCACCTACAACGTGCTCAAGCGGCTCGAGGGCCTCGAGGTCCTGCAGAACGTCGACGAGCACAAGGGCCAGCTCACCGTCGAGCCCGACGGGGTCGACGTCAACGCGGCCGTCGCGGCGATCCCGACCTCGGTCATCCCCGGCCTCGCCAAGCTGATCGGCGTCTTCAACCTCCTGGTCGAGTAGGAGTAGCCCATGCCCCCAGTCATTGACTTTGCATTCGTCGAGATCGACGACGTCGCCTGCAAGGGCGTCACCGAGATCTCGGTGACCGACGAGAGCTCCGGCCTCGAGGCCGTCCCGGCGCTGTCGCCGGACCGGAAGGCGATCGGCTTCAAAGAGGGCGTGGACATGTACTCGTTCTCGATCACCCACAAGCGGCTGATCCCTCTCGAGGTCGACTACAGAACGCTCCGCGCCGACCGCACCGAGTTCGCCGTCGCCTACCAGGAGCGCGCCGGCAACCGACTCGGCAGCAAGTACCAGCTCCTCACGTGTCGCGTGCAGAACGTGGCCAAGGGCTTCACCGCCGAGGGCGAGACCGCCGACGTCGTGCAGTGCATCGCCCTGGATCACGTCTAGGAGTATCCGGTGGCGAAGCGCAGGAGACCCCGACCACCCGGCCACTCGGCCGCCGACAAGGCCGAGAGCAAGCTGGCCAGCTACATGGCCGGCTCGCTGGTCGTCGAGCACAGCACGATCCCCGGCACCGACAAGCCGTTCGTGTGGCGCAAGCTGAGCTCGCGACAGAAGCAGCTGGCCGTCGCTGCTGCCGTTCGGCGGCTCGAGGAGGTAGCGATCCCGCAGGGGCTGCGGTCGTACGCCGATCTCGAGGACGAGATCGCGATCCAGGTGCTGCACTTGGCGATGCGCGACCCCGACGTCGAAGGCACCGAGTTTGACCCGTACCCCCGGACGCTGGCGACGAACGCTGACGAGCTCGGACTTCTCATCGACGAGGACACCCGCGACCTGCTGGCGATCGAGTACCGCGACCTCGAGGAGGACACGTCGCCTCGCGCCGACGACTTCGACGACGACGAAATGCGGGCGCTCGAGGACGCTATCGAAAAAAAAAATCCTCGCCTGCTGAACTCATTCGGGCCGCGCATTCTGAGGCACTGGCTGCTTACTTCGGCCAGCCCGCAATCGCACTAGACGCCGAGGCGCAGATCCTGCCGTGGTTTGAGCTGCGGCAGGAGTACCGGTACCGAATGAACCCGAAGCTGCGGCCCAAGGAACCGGCCAAGTCCGGCCGCTTCCGTGGGATGCCCTCGAGGCTCGCCCAGTATTTAGATCCAGATGGCACGCGGGTCACGTCGAGCGACAGCTGAGCTCACGGTCAAGGACCGAATGGGCGCCGGCCTTCGCCGCGCCCGCGGCCGCCTGCAGCGATGGGGTAGCAGCACGCGCCGGCTCGTCGGCGGCGCGATGAAAGGGATCGCCGGGCTCGCCGGCGTCGCCGGCGTGGAAATCGTCGCCGCCCTGGCTGCCTCGGGCCACGCGGCCTTCAAGTTCGAGGAGTCGATGACCCGGCTCCAGATCCAGAGCGGCCGGTCGGCGATGGAGATGACCACGTTCCGGGACCGGATCAACCAGGTCTCGCGAACGACCGGCGTCGCCCGCGGCGACGTGCTCGCCGCCGCCACCTCGTTCGTGTCGCTCACCGGCGACATGGAGACCGCCGAGAAGTCGCTCGAGACCTTCGCCAAGGTCGCGGTTGCCTCGGGCGCGTCGATGGAGGACATCTCGAGGACGGCCGCGGCGCTGCGCCAGAACATGCAGGTCGACCCGGCCGACATGGAGCGGGTGTTCTCGATCATCCTCGCCGGCGGCAAGGCGGGGGCGATCGAGCTTCGCGAGCTGTCGACGTTGTTGTCGTCGATCACCCCGAGCTTCTCGAAGTTCGGCAAGACCGGCGCCGCGGGCATGGCCGAGCTCGGCGCCATGCTGCAGCTCACCCGCCAGGGCTTCGGCTCCGCCTCCGAGTCGGTTACCGGCCTCCAGGGAATGATGAACGCGTTCGCCAAGAACGCGAAGCGCTTCGAGTCCGCCGGCGTCAAGATCTTCGAGGTCCGCGACGGCCAGAAACAGCTTCGCGGCCTGCGAGACATCGTCGCCGACCTCGGCGACAGCAAGCTCGCCCGCGATCCAACCCGCCTCGCGAAGGCCTTCGGCCGCATCGAGGGGATGAAGGCCTTCGAGCAGCTCGTTAAGGTCGAAGGCGCCCTCGACGACCTGATCAACAAGACCGAGAGCGCCGACGACGTCGGCCGCGACTACGCCGAGTTTCAGGAGTCGGCAGCCGGCCGTTTGAAGGTCGCGTGGAACCAGGCCAAGCAGGAGCTCGCCGAGTTCTTCACGCCCGAGATGATCGGGCAGCTCACCGACTGGTTCAAGGCGGGCGTCGACGGCGCCATCAAGCTGATCAAGACCCTTCGCGACCTCAAGGATCTGGTGTTCGGGACACAGCCGGACGTGCTGCCGGCCGACATGGACATCACCAACGCCGGCGCCGCGCCCTCGGACATCATGCGCCGCCAGGTCAACGCGGCCGAGGAGGCCCACGGCATCGGGTTCATCACCGATCGCGTGCGCGAGGGCGCGCTGATCGGCGCCGGCAAGAAGGGCGATGCCCGCTTCTTCTCGCGTGGGTTCGGCTCGGACCATCGGTCTCTGGTGGTCAATCCGAACGAGCGTGCCGGCTCCGTTCACTGGCGCGAGCGAGAGTCGGCCGCCGGCAGGGTGGGCGCCCAGAGAGCTCCGAGCGACGCGTTCCTCGGCGGCGCCAGAGATCGGGTCGAGCGTCGCGGCGGCGTCGACGTGCGCGTCACCGTCACGCCCTCGCCGATCTTTGACGCCCAGATCCAGCAACGCCGCGACGATCGCGCCCGTAGGAGCGTGCAGTAATGGCCGACTGGGACAACCTACTGGCCGCCTCGTACGGCGGGCTACCGCTGCACCTGCTCGACACCGACGATGACATGTCCCGCGAGATGGCGCGGCGGCGGTACCCGCGCAAGGACGGTGCGAACACCGAGGACCTCGGGCAGATCGCGCGCGAGACGGCGTGCACGATCGTGTGGGCTGGCGTCGGGCACGTCCAGCGGCTGGTGGCCTTCTTGCGCCTGGTGCAGCGCGGGCGCGTCGAGTCGTTCACCCACCCGCTGACGGGCAGCTACCAGGCGCGAGTCGGCGACCTCCGCTTCTCCGCGCGCGCCGAGGAGCGCGACTGGGTCGTGATGAGCGCGACCTTCGTCGAGCACTCTACAGATCTCGCGGTGCTCGATCCGGTCCAGAGCGGCAACGTCTCGGCCGGCCTCGAGGAGGTCAAGGTCGCGGGCGCCGCCCTCGACGCCGCGGTCGCCGAGTTCCTCGCCGGCCAGGAGACCGACGCGGCGTCAAACGCCCTCGACACGGTCCAGCGCTGGCACGACGAGGCCGACTTGGCGGCGACGCGCATCGCCCTCGAGCTCGGCTCGCTGTCGTCGCGGATCAATAGCGAGATGAACCGCCTCGAGCTCGCGACCAACCCGAACGCCTACCCGGCCTACGAGGCGTTCCTCGCGCTGCACCGCTCGGTGTCGCGCGCGGCCGACGCGGCGGTCTCGCGGACCCCCGAGCTCGTCGAGCACGTGGTCAAGGTCGGCGCCCCGCTGCTCGCGATCTGCCAGGAGCTCTACGGCGGCGAGGCAGCCGTCGAGGCCTTCGAGCGGGTGCTCAAGCTCAACGAGCTCCGGCGCCCGGCGTTCGTCCCGGCCGGGACTCGCCTCGTGATCGAGCGACCGGAGGCGTAGGGGTGCCACGGCGCCACGCAGTCGAGGTGCGGATCGGCGACACGGTGTGCGGGCTGTGGACCAACTATTCGATCGACGTCGACATGCTCGTACCCGCCGATCAGTTCTCGATGACGCTCGCGCCCGGCACCCGAGAGGTCTTCGAGCTCTGCCGGACCGACGCCGAGGTCTCCGTCCTGATCGACCGCGCCCCCATTCTCACGGGCTACATCGACCGGCGCCGCGCCTCGCTGTCGGGCGCAGGGTCGACCGTCGCGATCGCCGGCATGGACAAGGGCGGCCGGCTGGTCACCGAGTCGATGCCGCTCACCGAGCACCTGCCGTCGCTCGACCTCGAGCAGCTCATGCTCAAGGTCGCGTCGCCCTGGTACCCGCGGGTCGTCTTCAGCAACGCCCGCAACCGCGACCTGGTCCGTGGTCGCCGCGGTCGCCGAGCTCGCGCCGGCGCCGAGCCGATCTTCGCCTCGCGCCGGTTCGCCCCGACCATCGTTGATCCGGGAATGCGCCGCTGGGAGCTGGCGCAGCGATTCCTCGACGAGGCCGGGCTGCTCGCGTGGTCCGCCGGCGACGGCGCCGAGCTCGTCGTCGGGCTGCCCAACTACGACCAGGAGCCGCAGTGGCGCTTCTTCGTCCCCGCCGAGGGCAGTCGCCGGCGCGGCGAGGCCAACACCCTGGGTTTCGAGGCGATCGACGACATCAGCGATCGCTACTCGGAGATCCGGGTCCTTGGCGCCGGCCGCGGCAACCGCGAGACCTACGGCCGCTCGGTGACGCGCCACGAGCACATCGAGATCGACGTCACCGGCGCGTTCTTGCGCGACAAAAAGCTGATCGTCGCCCACAGCCGGCTTCGCAGCGGCGACGAGGCCGAGCGCCTGGCCCGGCGCGAGATGGCCGTGCGCGCCGGGAAAGGGAGGATGATCGAGATCCTGGCCGACGGACACGGGCAGTCGCTGCTGCCCGACACGCCGCCGACCCTGTTCGCGATCGATACCGTCGCCGAGGTCGAGGTCGAGGAGTGGCCCGAGCTGTCGGGCCGCTATCTCGTTGTCGGCCTCACGTTCCTCGACACTGCGGAGGACGGCGAGACGACCATGCTCCGCCTCGTGCCCGTCGGCACGACCCTGGCCCTATGAGCGATTCGATCCTGAGACGGCTGCTGACCAACGCGATCCGCCGCGTCGCCGTGCATGCGTCCGGCGGTCGGCTGTGGCAGTTCGCCGGCTACGTCGGCGAGGTCTTCACCGGCGTCGAGGTCTTCCACGGGGTCGGCTTCAAGGCGCGGCCCGCCGGAGACGGCGGCGAGGCCATCCTGCTCAAGGTCCAGGCGAATCCAGACCTGCCGGTGGCGATCGCGCTGCGCGACGTCGACGCCGAGAAGGCCTTCGAGGCCGCCCGCGGTGAGATGGCCGCCGGCGAGACGGCGATCTTCACCGGCTCCGGCGCCTACGTCGTGATCGACAAGCTCGGCAACGTCAACGTGGTGCCATCGGCGACCGGCTCGGTCAATCTCGGCAAGGAGTCGCTCGCGTTCACCCAAGGCGTCGTGCAGGGAGAGGGGATCGATCCCTTCACTCAGAAGACCCAATTCGTCCTCGGCAACGCCTCACCCTTCGTGAAAGCGAGGAAGGTGTGAGCCACGCCGACGCAGTTGGCGACGCCATCAAGGCGGCGATCGCGGCGATCGACGACGAGTCCGAGGACGTGATCCGCGACGTCTGGCGCGCGGTCGCGCACGAGCTGCTGTCGGCGTCGCTGCCGCGCACCGCCGAGATCGCGCTGTCGGCGGCCCAGGGGGGCTTGAGCAACGGCAGTCCAATCGCGTTCAACTCGATCGCTGGATCGCTCGCCGACGACAGTCTGGTGTCGCTCTCGTCCGGGCGAGTGACCCTCGTCGACGGACACACCTATCGCGTCCATGTGGATTTCTTCGCGTCCTTCAACTCGCCCGACGGATTTGCCAACTTCCAGATTCGCACCCCCGGCAACTCCGTGCTTACCGGTGACTCCGGCGTAGCCGTCCGACACCTCGATCTCGAGTCGGACAGCAGCCTTAGCCGTCGGGACAGCGAGGCGATCGAATTCGTCAAGACGGCCAACGGCGCAGACGTCGAATTCGACGTCGACCTGGTTAGCAATACGCGGCTGAATCAGGTGCTCGCCGGTGCGCGCATCGTCATCACGGAGGTCCGCTGATGCCCGGCCTCGACCGCAAGCTAGACCCCGCCACCGGCGACTACGTCGACGACGGCGCCGGCGGCACGGAGACGACGCGTTCGGCGCTGACCGCCGTCTACCACCAGGGCCGCACCCCGCGCGGTGGCTGGGTCGGCGACCCATCGGCTGGAATCCGCGACGTGCCCGGCAAGTCGTCGGAGCGCACGCAGCGCGTGGTCGAGGACGTTTGGCGCGAGGCGATGGCGCCGCTCGTCGCCGAGGGGCGCATCACCGAGCCCGAGGTGATCACCGAGCGGAACGGCGACCAGATCCGCTTCGCGGTCGCCTCCAAGGACCTGCAAACCGGTGAGCAGCTGCAGCTCGCTGACCAGCCGGAGGTCAACCCCTGATGGCCGTCCGCACCCTCGACGACATCCACCGCCGACTGATCGACGACTTCGCCGCCCGGTTCCCGGGCTACGACGTCTCGAGATTCTCGGACAACTGGAAGCGCCTACGCATCCTCGCCGCGGCCGAGTGGGGGATGCGCCACCAGCTGCAGCTCGATCTCGACGAGCTGTTCCCCGACACCGCCTCGATCGACGGCCTTCTGCGATGGGGCGCGATCCTCAACCTGCCGCGCAACGGTGCCACCCCGAGCCGCAAGAGCAAGGCGCTGCGCGTCTTCGGCGTCGCCACCACGCCGATCACGACCGGCGAGGCGCTCAACGCCACCAACGGCACCCAGTACGGGGTGAACGAGGACGAGGCGGTCGGCTCCGGCGGCTTCGTCGACGTGGACGTGGTCGCGATCAGTACGGGCAACGCGACCCGCCTCACCGCCGGAGAGATCCTCACCTTCGCCGCGGCGCCGGCGGACATCGACGCCGACGCCGAGCTGCAGCTCGACCTCGACGAGGGCGGCGAGGACGTCGAGGACGTCGAAGCCTACCGCGTGCGGATCCTCGACCGCCTGGCGCGCCCGGGCATGGGCGGCAACGCGAACGACTACAAGGCGTGGGCACTCGAGGTCGCCGACGTCGCCAGCGCCTACATCTACCCGATCCGCGGTGGCGTCGGGTCGGTCGACCTGGCGTTCCTCGCGAAGGGCTCGGGCTCGGTGCGAACGCCGGCCGGCGCCAAGGTCACCGAGGTGAGCGACTACATCCACAGCGTCCGCCCGGTGTCGATGCGCGACTTCCGGGTGATCACACCTGTCGTAGTGAGCCAGGATATCCACCTCGCGCTGCGCACGCGCCCGGGCGTCAAATGGGACTGGGACGACGCGACGCCGCTCGAGGTCGCCGCATGGACCGCCGCGACGCGCACGCTGCAGTTTCAGACCGACCGTCCGGCCGACCTGGAGATCGGCGACCGGGTGATCGTCGCCAGCGACGGGGGCGACGGCGCCGAGCACGAGGTCGTCGCGTTCGGCGCCTCGGACGAGGTCGTCCTCAAAGACGATCCGGCCGTCGAGCCCCAGGCCGACGACGTCGTCTACTCCGGCGGCCCGGCTGTCGAACCGCTCCGCGAAGCGATCAAGGCTCACGTCGATCTCCTCGGTACGGCGGTCGGCGACTTCGGCGTCGGCGACTGGGACGACGCCATCGAGCCCGGGCGTCTCGAGGGCCTGGCCTTCGCGCTCGACACGACGCGCGACGCCACAGCGATCGACCCGGCGGCCACCGTGTTCCCCGAGGATCCGGTGTACCCCGACGACGCGACGGTTGAATTCCTGATCTGGGGCCGGGTGCTCGTGCGGAGGGATCACGGATGAGCGTCGTGATCCATCTGCCGTTCTCCGAGGACATCGACACGGTGCTGCCCTCGGACGTCGCCGGCGGCCTCGAGGACCTCAACGGGGACCCGGACGGCACGCCGGCGCTGGTGCTGCCCGCGGTCGTCGATACCCCGGTTGGCCTGGCTCGCCAGTTCGGCGACAACATCGGGCTCATCGGCACCGAGGCGATCGCCGGCGCGACCAAGCTGGTGCAGGACCTCACGATCGAGGTGGTCTTGAGCCTCGACCTGGGCGAGCTCGCCGACCCGGCGGTGGTCGTCCAGCGCGGTGACGGCTCGAGCGCGGCCGAGCGGATCTTGTGGGGCCTCACGATCACCCCAGACACCGCGACCCACGCGATTGCGGCGCTGCGCTGGGAGGTCGACGGCGGCGTCGAGGCCGCCGTCCCGGGCGTCTCGTTCCGCGTGCCG